TCTAATGTCGAGCTAAAGCTCGTCTTTTGTGATTCAGTCGTGTTGGAACTCTCCTTCACTACAGAAACAGCAACAGCAACGGCAGACAGCCTTCAGCGCCATTACAACCTAATAGCATTTATCTCACTGGTACTGTCTTCCCTAATAGAGAAACAACCTAACAGATTAACAGCACCATAGATGTACTTGGTTCTAACCATAAGCATTTGTAGCTTGGATATGATATCCTTCCCACCCACACACACGCTAGTCTCAGGCTTCTGAGTTAGGGCGTTACCTAAAGGTCGGGCTGTCGTGAATCAAGCCTTTCATACAGAAGAAAGTCTTGACCCTATCGGGCTTCCATCCCTAACGCAACAGCTATGTCATTGCTTGCGCAATGTCTTTATGTCGCTCCTCGCCTTACGGCTGCGGGGCGACGCTACGCATCTATGGGTGTCCACCCAGCCTACCGATAGTGCTGTGGCTTTGATACACATTCCGCCTCGACTAGGGGGGTACCAGTAGGCCCACCCCCTATACGGCAAATATTAAATATATATATTCTATCCACTCATCATCGGGGTATTTTAAGCAATATAAGCAAATCATGAAACACTTAGCAGAAAACAATACTACTTACTATCGACATCTATCTCACGCAATCAAGCTATCTTTAAAGCTTTTCCTGATGGCTATTGTGGGTATAGTTCACGCAGTCTTTCCATTTATCTTCCCTAATTACGTTTCTTCAGGAGTCAAGGCGATGGATAAATCCCTTGATATTCCTACAATCTGAATAATACGTCATATAGAGGAATGGAATGTCTAATAAGAACTGGATCAAGGGGGCAATCAAGAAACCCGGATCATTAAGAAAAGCTTTAGGAGTGAAGAAAGGGGAGAATATACCAGCTTCAAAGCTTAATGCAGCCGCCAAGCAGAAAGGCAAGATAGGGCAGAAAGCCAGATTAGCTAAAACCCTGAAGAAGATGAACCGTAAACGTGGCTAGTCTATTCAATATGGGGAATGCGGCTGCCTCCAAACTGATTCAAAAGTTCTTCCCATTAGAAAGCACCTACGATGACCCTTGGAAAAAGCGGTTATTTGACAGGATGATTGAAGAGGAAGGCTACAGGCTACTTCCTTACACTGATAGCTTTAGTTCTGCAAAGGGAGAGTTGCAGGGTGTTGGTCACTTAAATACAAGGGATCGACCTATGGGGTTGCTTGCGTGGCCCGGTGAAGCTTCAGAGCAGTTACAGTCTGATATTGACGAAAAGATTGGTGTAATACAGGGTATGTTCCCTGAGAGATATGATAGTATGGACAGTGGTATGCGTGAGGCTTTGGTAGATATGGCCTTTCGTGGTGACATAAAAAGCAATAATCAGTTTGTCAAGCTCTTGAAGGAGGGTAAAAGGGATGCCGCTGCTGACGAATATCTTAACCATGCTGGTTACAGACGTTCAAAAAAGGCAGGAACAGGCATACACAAGCGTATGGAAAGGAACGCCGAGTTACTTAGAAAAAGAAAATGAACATCTCACAAGACAAGTTTGTTGAACAGTATTGCTTGACAGGCAATGCGACCCAGAGCGCGATAGTCGCTGGTTACTCAGCAAAGACTGCGGGGCAGAAGGGTCACGAACTAAAACAGAAGTTCTTTCAAGAGATAGAGGAAAGAACAAAGAAGATGGTGCAGGACATGGTACCTGTATCTTTGGCTATGCTGAGAACCTTGGTAGAAAGCGCAGAGTCAGAAGCAGTACGGCTTTCTGCTGTGAAGGATGTTCTGGATCGGTCTGGGATGAAGCCAATCGAAAAAGTGCAAACGTCTAGCATAGAGTCAACATCTAAAGAAGACTTGGAAAAGGAACTTGCCCAACTCCTCAAACACTGAACGATCTGTTGAGATACTAAGGGAGTTAAGGCGTAGAGAGCGATTTAACAAGATCGACCTTTATGACCCGTACCCGTACCAAGTAAAGTTCCATAAAACAGGGGGTGATTCTAATCAAAGGCTGCTAATGGCAGCTAACCGAATAGGCAAGTCTTTCTGTGGGGCAGCAGAGATGTCTTACCATTTAACAGGGATATACCCTGATTGGTGGGAAGGTAGGGTATATACTCAACCAATTACAGCATGGGCTGGCGGTGTATCCAACGAAACAACGAGAGATATCGTACAAGCAGAGTTATTGGGTTCCCCTGATGATCCTGAAGCATTTGGTTCCGGTGCCATTCCGAAACAATATATTATAAAAACAGAGCGGAAGCCGGGTGTCCCGAATGCAAAAAGTGTGGCTCTAATACGCCACATCACCGGGGCGAACTCTTCTTTACATTTCAAAGCGTATGAGATGGGTGTGGAAAAGTGGCAGGGTAGGTCAGTGGATGTTGTCTGGTTGGATGAGGAGCCAAGCAGAGAGCTATATTCACAGGCTGTTACCCGTACACTTGATAGGCGAGGCATGGTTTACATGACCTTTACTCCTGAAGCGGGGATGACGGAGACTGTAGCGGCCTTTATAAACAGGCTACAGAAAGGACAATCTTTAACGAATGCGACTTGGGATGACGCATCTGAGAAGATACAGTCCATGAAGGGAGAATCGGGACATCTATCTGAGGCGGTAATGTCCCAGATTCTTTCTGCTTACTCTCCGCATGAGAGGGAAATGAGGAGGTATGGCAGACCGTCTATTGGTTCAGGCTTGATATTCCCTGTTCCAGAAGACGATTTAATGATTGATCCTATAACCATTGAGGCTCATTGGCCCAGAATAGCGGCAATAGACTTTGGTTGGGATCATCCAACAGCAGTAGTGTGGTGTGCGATAGACCAAGAAGAGGATATGTTTTATGTCTACGATTGTTACCGGGCATCTAAAGCAAGTCCTTCCGTCCACTCACAGATTATACGTTCTAGACCAAACTTTATCCCCATTGCTTATCCCCATGACGGCAATAGACGAGATTCTATGGGTAATCCCGGTCTGGCTGACCAGTATAGGAATCTAGGGTGTAACTTCCTTCTTGAACACTTTACCAACCCAGCAGCATTAGGGGAAAAGAAAGGCTCTAACTCTATCGAGGAAGGCATCATGGCGATGCTTCAGAAGATGGAGAAGAATGAGTTTAAAGTATTTAACACGTTAAATGACTGGTTTGAAGAATTTAGGATGTATCACAGAAAAGGTGGCAAGGTAGTGCCTATCAGGGATGACCTGATGAGTGCAACACGCTACGCATTTCAATCACAACGCTTTGCCATATCAGGCGAAGACCCAACATGGACTAACGAAGTAGAGTATAGGAATTACGGTATTGTCTAAGGAATATAGCGAAGAAGAACTATTACAAAGGATTCAGGGAGAAATCACTGATTCTTTAGGTTATGGTGATGAAATCTCTAAACAGAGAGAGCAGGCTATGGACTACTACTATGCGCTGCCTTTCGGCAATGAAGTAGAGGGTCGTAGCCAGTTTGTTGATTCTACTGTTCAGGATACTATAGAGTGGATAAAGCCATCATTGATGCGTATCTTTGCATCTGGTGATGAGATGGTTAAGTTTAATCCGCATGGCCCTGAAGATGTAAAAGCAGCAGAGCAAGCTACTGATTACGTCAACTACGTCTTCACTAAAGACAATGAAGGTTGGGAAATACTTTATTCTTGGTTCACTGATGCATTGCTATCAAAGAATGGCATTGTAAAAGTCTGGTGGGATGAGTACGAAGAAGCTCAACGTGAAGAGTACAAGAGGCTGACAGAGCAGGAGTTTGAGATACTTCTGCTTGGTAACGATGTTGAGGTTATAGAACATACGGAGTATCTAGATCAAGAGCCTTTGCATGATGTGGTTATCAAAAGGCAAAGCACTAACGGTAAGGTCCGTATAGAGAATGTTCCGCCTGATGAGTTCTTAATTGCAAGAGAGTCAAAAAGCATTCAGGATTCTAGATTTGTCTGTCACCGTGTAAGAAAGAGTCTATCTGATTTAAGAGAGATGTATCCTGATTATGACTTCGACCCAGCTTTGCTAGGCGCTGGTGGTGATGATATGGATAACTTCTCTGCGGAGCGTCTTGCTCGTTATGCTTTCGATGATTCGGCTCAGTATGAATCTGGCTGGGGCAACGCTACCGATACAGAGGAAGCTCTTAGAGAATACTGGCTGCATGAAAGCTTTTTAAGAACAGACTTCAATGGTGATGGCATTGCAGAGTTAAGAAAGGTTTGCACAGTTGGTAAAGAGATTATAGCCAATGAAGAGATCGATGAGATTCCCTTTGTATCTCTTACACCAGTAAAGATACCGCATAAGTTCTTTGGGTTGAGTATTGCTGATCTAGTAATGGATTTGCAGTTAATCAAGAGTACGTTGATTAGAAACCTCATGGATAATATGTACAATCAGAACTTTGGTAGGTATGCAGTTCTTGAGGGTCAAGCGAATCTGGATGACCTGCTAACCCAGAGGCCAGGTGGAATTGTTAGAGTTAAGTCACCACAGGCCATCACACCTCTAGCCACTCCTCCGTTAGAAGCTC